ATGGAAAATAATAAGAGATATACAATCTTTGCAGGCGTTAACGGAGCCGGAAAATCCACATTATACAGCTTGTTAAAACAGGCAGAGCTTGGAGAACGGATTAATGCGGACGAAATCTTATTTATCAATGGTTGGGACTGGCGAGACGAAAAAGCCCAGTTTAAATCCATGCGCATTGCCGTAGATAAAATTAATCGCTGTATTCAATCCGGTACTTCCTTTAACCAGGAAACTACCCTCTCCGGTATTTCCATTGTGAAAACCATCCAAGCCGCAAAGGAACAGGGATTTTTCGTGAAAATGTGTTACATCGGTTTAGAAAGTCCTGAACTGGCCATTGAGCGGGTGGCAAAAAGAGTAACGGAGGGCGGCCACGGCATCAAAAAGGAAGACATCCGAAGGCGCTATGAAGCCTCCCTGAAAATGCTAAAAGAAGTAGCACCCTTATGTGACTCTGTAGCTTTTTTTGATAATACCGTCAGGTACAAAAAAGTGGCCAATCTGAATAACAAACATTTACAAGTGAAAGAACATGATATTCCGTGGTTCAATCGAGGGATGGGGCCGGCATCCGAAACATAAGGAGATACCGTCGGATGTGCCAACGATATACATTAAAATAGCAAAGACTTCGTAAGGGATGCTTGCTAAGGGCGAGATAAGATATCGCATATTTATCAAGAGATTCAGGATTGCCTGTCCTCAACTGTCCTCAAGCAAGAAATAAAAACAAAAAAAGAAGCCTGTAAAATCAGGCTTCTTTCTTATCTTAGAGAGCGCGAGACGGGAATCGAACCCAGAAAAAACGTTCAACAGATGGCTATTTTACGCCATTCTTTCATTTTGTGGGTATTTTCGTGGGCAACAAAAACAAAAAATATATTTTGCCGCTATGCCCTATTCCACGATTTCAGTTCTTTCCGGGAACCTCTGAAGGAGAGATTTAAAGGAATCAAATGCGCCATCCTCTCCTACATAGTCGAATCCCTCTCCTTTCGCTTTTCTGACTTTGGCATTGGTCGCCATCAATCCTGTTTTGGTGAGGTAGTACCACTTACCCTTATCCTCTACCCATTGTCCAGCAAGCATTCCGCCATCCTCGCCGAGGTAGTACCAGCCTTCTTCTGTCTTAAACCATCCTTTAATCATGAATCCGGAATTGTCAAAGGCGTACCATCTGCCGTTAATATAGCGCCATCCGCCCCATAGAGGCACGCTGTCTACATAGTACAGCCATTTATCATTCTGCTGTTGCCAGCCCTCTCTGCGTGGCTCCTGTTGCGTTGTGGAGTGATTCTTGCAAGCCATGTAGAAGCACCAGCTAACAAACTCCGCACACCAGAACTCGGATAAAGCCTTCCCGTTGTTGTACCATTGTCCGTATTTGGTGTAATTCTTGCTTCCTCTGTTTGCGTGCTTGTCCTCCAGTCCATGAGGGGAAGCCTTTTCCTCATAGCCAATTTCTCCCCGGGCAACGTCCAAAAGTTCCTGTGCGGTGCAAGTATCATCTCCATAGACAGGTCTTCCAAATCCATTGATCCAGTTCCTACCGCCTACAGAAAATCCGTTATAAGTCTTTCTTCTACACTCTCCGCCGTTTCTGTCTCCCTGAGTTCCGGAGGTGTTTCCCTCAATCGTAGTGATCCTATTCCCTTTCACACTCTCAACGATTCCAACATGGCAAATTCTTCCCATGCTTGGACTATAGAAAAATACTACACTCCCCGGCAAAGGTTCTTTATACCACCGCCCGGCATGTTTAAATGCACTCGCTCCGCTAGGCGTATACTTAAAATAGTCGCCACATAATGCTATTTGCCCTCTTTGATATAGATTCATATTATCCCCTTCCTAAATGAGAAAAGTTTTTCAAAAAGTTTCTCAACGCTTCTCAACTTTTCTCAACTCTCCAAATAAAAAAGGGGCAATACATTGCTGTACTGCCCCCAAGTCTGCCCTACAGCTCTACGCCTGGTCCATGCTCCTTGTCCTCTTCTCCTACGCCTCTGCCATAGCCGACAGGGTGCGGGGAATTGTCCGCCTTGTTGTCCTTTGCAGGAACTTTCTTTTCCTTGGCATCCTCGTCGATGCCTTCATACCTTTCAAACGGCTTGTTCTTACTCATGGTTTTCCTCCTGTTATATAAATTATTGTGTAAGCTGCTTACCGACTTGATTTGCTCCAGTCGCGCCAAGACCGCTTACAATTCCGATAGCTACCGCACTTAAAATATTCTTTGCTGGGAACTCTGGCATAGTCAGCATTCCCACTACACCAAGCACGGCTCCGACAAATCCGCAGATTACGGGAATGAATTTATTATCCAAACCCTCTACTGCCTTGCACCCCATACCGATGAGATACGCGGCCACTGTAATTTCCACTACTGCTCCGATTCCAAAATCCATGTTTCTTTCTCCTTTCTAATGCAGAAAATCATTACTTCTTAGCTTCTTGTCGTATTGTTCCATAATGAACCGCGTAACGCTTTCCATCATGGGGGTATCAAATTTCCGATGTTCCTTGCAATAGTCGCTATAGCACTTGATATCCTCGAATACTTGAATGAACCTGTCCTTCTCCACGTTTTTCCCTTCTGTCAAATCATCCCCAAATCTTTGGATCCGTACTTTTGCGGCCGTTGCTTTTACTTCTTCGATTGAGTCATTTGCCCTTACCAACTTTTCGTCCAGCTCTTCCAGCTTCTTGGCGAATAAGGATTGATTGTCCAGCATTTCCTTATTGATTTCCTTCCCAATAAAGGAAAAAAGAATGCTCCACGGCTTTTTCCCTTCTGGGGCAATCTTCTGAATTACTGTAACAAGGACAAGTAGAATCCACCCCAGCGACTGGATGAATATTCCCACGTCAACCAAATTAAAAAGCTCCTTAACCTCTCCCATGCATAGCTTCTCCTCCTTCCTACGTTTCTACCGCCATAATACCTTCCGTTATTTTTTAAATCCCTAGCAATAAAAAAGAAAAGGACAAGTTTCCTTGTCCTCTTCTCCTTACTTTTTCGCCCATTGCTTTAGGTCTTTTTCGGTGTATAGCTGTTTCCCTTCGTAGGTAATTCGCAGAATCTTTTTTAATATTGCATCGGATTCCGCCGGATTCCCTATGGCCGCTTGATAAGCTTCTTTGTATCTGCCGGTTACCGCGCTCTTGATACTGCTTCGGATTTTATCGTCTGATACGCCGTCAGCCTTCTTGTAGTCAACATAGGCCTTTAGGCTATCCTTATATCCTTCCGATTGCTCAAAAATCTGTTCCGCTAAATCCTCTTTCTTTATCGGACTTTGCTTTCTATAAGCACTCTCCAGCGCTTTATCAATCATAGCTTCACTAAAGCCTTGGCTAAGCAATGCTTCCCTATCCTCTGAATAGTCTTGGCCACTTGCTTTCTTTTCAGCCATTGACTGGATCGTATCATTGCCTTTTAGCTGTTTCTGCATAGCTTCTTCGATTACATCATCCCCCAGCTTTGCCTTTAAATCCGCCATAATCTTATCGCCTAGCGCCTTGTCTCCTCTGGTGTATGCCTTTAGTGCAGAGGACAGGAAACGCTTTACATTGATATAATCGCCCTTGCTGTTCTTTCCTTCCATGTTGTAGACCTTCTTATCCCTATCATATTGGAGATTCACGTCGTCCAGCACATCATAGATAAGTGTATCGTATAGCGCCCCCATATCTCTCAAGGTGTTACTTATTGGGATTCCAAAACCATCAAGAATATTTGTTGCTTTGTAAAAATTCCCCCACTTACTAAGCTTAGAATCTTCGTCCATAATCTCTGCCAAATTACTAACCGCTTTAACTGCTTCTGATATAGGCTTCGTAGCAAGGTCATTGGATCCGTTATTCCACTTCTTTAAAGCTGTATTCACTGCTATTTCAACAACGTCTTTTGCAAAAGGAATGTAGCCTATCGGATTGATATTATCGGTAAAGTCTCCCACAAAAGCATCAAGCCAGCGCTCTCCGTACTTCTTTTCCTTTTCTCTGCTTCTCATTGCAGAAACTACAGAAGCAAAGGCGGCCGTTAGTGCGGCATTCAGTACATACGCCGACATAACCCCAAGTAATTCCCCGGCATTACCCTTGCCCCTCTTGAAATCAGAGTAAGCACGATAAACCATGTTATAGGTCTTTGACGGCTCAGACATGAAGGAAGTAGTTAATTTAGTCAATCCGCTTTTACTCTTCATGGCATCCGTTCTATTCAGCACGGAATCCACCACTTGCGTTTTGTCTATAATATCGTTAAAGATATCTGCCGCCGCCTTGTAATACTCTTCCGTACCTTTCTTTAGGTCAGTAGTAGCCTCAACCTTCTTTTCTGCAGCGTACCAAAGGCGCTTCCATGCGAACTCGTCTCCTTTTTCCAGAATATATCCGGCTTTATTCGCTATATCCTCTCGGATAGTAGCTTCCCCGGTCATCTGCTGTCTAAGGCCTTTTCCCATATTGATATCAAAGGAACCGCTCATAGACTTCCAAAGGGCAATAGGCGCATATTTCTTTGCAAGTTCCCATTCCTTATTTGCTTCAGTAACAGGAAGGCTAAGACCTTTTGCAAGATAGATTGGCTCTATGGCCGCAATCGCTCTTGCATAAGCTGTCGGCTGTTGGATAGCTACTCTTAAATTGCCAAGAACCTTCGCGCCTTTGTATAAGCCGGAAAGGCCTTGTGAGAATTTATCCGAATTGTCCGTATCTCCACGGCTTCCGTTTAGGTCTCTAAGCAGATTCATGTAGTAATTTGTTCCGCCTTTTCCCATTACTCTGGAAAGTTCCCTATGAACGGAATTGCCTGTCTCGTCCTTCATGTTATAAAACTTCTGCATATCGGTAATGGCTGGGAAATATGCGCCGTAAGAAGTCATTTCATCCACGTGCTTCATCATCACTTCAAAAATATCATCCACGATCAGCGGATTGTAAGCTTCTTTCTGGAGGGTTTTAGTCATTCCCTTATTCTTCAGCGTAGACATATTCCTTTCAAGGTCGCTATTTTTCATATCAATAGTATCCTTATCCACATTGATGGGGAAATAGTTCTTTTCCGTGAACTTGTCATAGCCGTATACCGCATTGCTGGCTTCGTTTCCAAACTTCGCCACATCAACGGACAGGATTTTTCCAATGCTATCAGCAAAAGCCTTTTCATTATCCGTCAAATGTTCATCCACAAGGGCGTTTACTTCCGCTTCAGTCAGTTTATAAACATTCTCGTCTCTAATAGTCACCCCTAGTATCTTCTTGCCTACAATTTTGAACCCGCCAAGTTTCTCCTCGATATACTTTCTTCCGGTCTCTGCATCTGTTCTTTCTCCGTACATATGCATCCTTGCCTGGTCTCTTAGGTTATAAAGATACATAGACATAAGCTGGGCTTTCGTCATGGTAGCTTCAGCCTTTGCATTGCCTCTTACAGTATGGGCGGTAAAGGTAAAAGTATCATTGGAAAGCTTAGTTATATCCTTTGTCTTGATATGGTTTTCTTTCATTGCTTCCTTGAAGCGGTTCTCTACTTGATTCAAGGCTACAGTCTTTTTGTCTCGTGCCGCTCTAAGGAGTTTGTAAACCTTCTTTCCGCCGTCTCCCATCTCATGGAAAAAGCTATAGGCATCCAGCATATTATAATTTAAAAATTCATGCGTTTTACTATTCCAGTCTATGCCTGTCTTTTGGCTTGCGAACTCATTGATAACCTCATTTGCCACTTCGGAAACCTTCGCATTAAGGGTATCGGAAATAAACTTGTTTTGGCTTTCCACAATCTTCTTTAGTCCCCTTAGGCTGTTTCTAAGTGTCTGAAGCTGTTCGGTAGACAGGCGGTTCATATTGCCATCAATCCCTTTGACTGCTTCTTGCACTTCCTGAAGGCTTGTGCGTAAGTCTGGATCAATATCAAGATACATTCCCTTGCCATCTTCTTCGGTGAATACTCCGCCGTTTTCCTCTGCTTCAGTCAGTCGCCTATTCAATGTTTCAAGGTTCTTTGCGAACTCCCCAGCCGTCATGCTGATTTTGGGAAGCTTCCCGTCATAGGTATTCACAGAGGAAAAATCTACAGAGGAAAGCACCGGCACAAGGTCTTTTAAAAGCACCTTGGGCACGTGCAGATTATCCGTAGGATTTACAGCCATGTTCATTAAAGCCTTAGAATCCCTTACAATTTCCCTCTTGTAAATCTGTCTATGGCGCTGTTCGTCCTGCTTCTCTCTATACGCTTGGTGCAACTCTCTTCTGGCTTGATATTCCAGCCCGGTCTTTTTCAGAATCCTAGCTTCTTCCCGAATAAAGGTGTCATAGTCGATTAGGCTATCCTTGTAGTCCGCTCTTAATGCCTTGATTCTGGCAACGCTCTTTTCGTCCTTCTTCTCTGCCTTGGCAATGTACTTTTCAAGCTTTGCCTCGTACTTCTCTCTGTATTCCTGTTCAAGGCTTGCCCTTGCATCTTCCTTCAGTTTCTTATAACTCTTCTTGTACTTGTTGTTTAAACTCTCCTCTCCTACCTCGAAATAAGCATTAAAAATCTCGTCCGCCAGTCTGTCCACGGCATGATTGTATTCCTCTCCGGGGAAATGCTCATAGTCTTTGGGGCGCAACTGCTCGAATCCGTCCAGAATCTCCAAGGCAACGTCTGCATCGTTGCTGGTGAAATCATGCTCCGGGAACTGATTGGGGAACTCATGCTGCAGCTCTCTGTAAATATCATAGATATTGTTCTGATGATCCGCATTCGCCTTTCGGATATCCACCTTGCCAAAGTATTTCTTCCGTAATGCGCCGAATCCGTCCGGGTAAATATCCTCGATATACTCCTCAGGAATATACAAAGGCCGCTTATCAAAGAATCCCTTAAATGCCTTGTACTCCCTTACTTCGTCCTCGTCTTGATACTGGGCATTGTCGATAACTTCCCTTGCAATAGAACGGCTTACCCTTGTTACCTCTCCGCCGTCAATGTTCTTGCTTTCCTTAAGGTACTGATAAAGGCCAGTCAACTGCTCCACTAAGTCGCTTTTCTTGAAGGAAGATTTGAACTCATCCAGCATTCTATCCGCTGTCTTTCTTACATCAGCTTGAGAGGGAACATGGGATTTCTCTGCATTCAAAACCTCGCTTAGATAGTTGTTCGCTTTCTTCAGCTCACTGTTTTCCTCCTCCAGCGCATGATAGTATTCCTCGGAAATATCAAGCTGGTGAAGAATTTCGTTCGCCGATGTTGTATCTCCAGTAGTTGAATCTTCTGTATTATTGGATTGTGAATTAGTAAAATTCTGTAATTCATTTTTGAAATACGGTTCAACTTTATTTGAATCATTTCTCGCCTTCGGGTCTACATTCTGAAGAATTTTATTGACATCCATTTGGAAGCGTGCTAAATTAAACCCAACAACAGAGGTTGCGGGTAAGACCAGGCTTAGAGATGCTGGGGCTGTGCCTCTGTTCTTTTTTGTGTCTTTGTAAGTATAATTTTTCTTTCTTTCGCTAGGTTCAATATATAACAAGTCTTTTTTGTGTGTTTTTAAATACGTTCCGAACTCTTCTTTTCCATACACCGACTTTATTCTGTTTGAAACAATACTGATTTTTGCGTATCTAAATTGGTCGGAAGGTTGCACAGCCACAATCACCCTGTCACCTTTGCTATCGAATTTATTCGTCACAACTACAAAACTGCAATCCTTAGTTTCATCATCAGACCTAATAATAAAAGCAGGAGTGTCAATCGCTTTTGAATCTATGATAATATCGCTTGCCTTTAACCCATGAGGATTTCTATCCTGTAACTGTTGAGGTGTTAAGTTTAACTTTTGCTGTATTTCCGTTTTGGTTTTTGCCTGTACAGAAACGACATGTTCTATATTCATAACCATCGGCAAACTATCAATCCCCAAAATCTTAGAAAGAATTTTCGGAGTTTCTTGAATATACACATATCTATTATTATGAGTTCCTGTTTGATAAATATGCTCAAGCAACTGCTCATGGGGAGTCCCATCTTCGATAATTTTCTGCAACTGAACTTGAGATAGCTCTGTTTCGCTATCTTCCGCATGAGTTACAGGCTCATATTTCTGCATATTCTGAGTAGCTTCCTCGATACCATAAGACCATAACTCCCTAGCCTCTTCGTATCTCTTTAAGTCTTCCTGTAAAGCAAGGCTTGCCCTTCTGTCTCCCGTATGGGAAATGAGTTCCTTGTAGGCATCAATCACAGACTTAATCCAGTCCAGAATCTTCGCCGCAAATCCCTTTGTTTCCTTGTCCGCCAAAATCTCCTTAACTAACTTCTCATCATTCAAGAAACGAGTAGTAGCATCCGCTACAATCTCATCAACGATTTCTTCCTCTGTCATGTTCTGGCCGTAGCGGTTTCTATAGGCTTCCTTCAGCGTATCAAAATCAGTCCCGGAAGAACGCACTAGGCTTTCTACTACATGGCCGCGGAACATGGGATAGGCAATCTCGTTATAGTCCTTCAGCCAGTGTGTCATTTCGTGAGCAACGGTGCCAAGGATATTATCACTCTGTAGGTCGATTGTGATAATGCCCTTTCCCTTTTCGTAGGATCCATTAGCACCATCTGCATACTTAGAATCCGTGATACGGAAAAGAAGCCCTGTATTCTTCCCCAAGGCATTAAGTACAGTGATTAGATTTTTAGGAGCATGAGGAACGTAATCCATTACTCCGCCTTCCCTCTTCTCCACTCGCTCCTTAAAGTTCTGGTTCCAATTCTTTTCTGTAGCCATTAAATCCCTAAATCCGGCTTTATAAATCTCCTTCCTTTGTTCCTCACTAAGCAATGCCATTCTTGCAGTCTTTACTGCTCCAGTCTGCAAATCTTCGTGTCCTGTCTTGTAGTTATACCGTGCGATATTGTAGATATCATTGTACGCCTTAATGTAGGTCGGAAGGTCTAAGCTGCCGTCATAGTTTTTCATGAAAGCTTGCTTTCCCTCTGTATCGTAATTCCCGGAAAACTCATGCAAAGCATTTTGCTCCATGGCTTTCCGTGTGGCATCTATCTGCTGGATCCTGTTGCTTAACTCCGGTGCTACCGCCTTACTTCCCTCTTCCCGGATAGAATCTTCTGTCTGATTGTTGGACATCACATTGTAAGGCGCATTATTTCCTTCCCCAGACTGCACAGGCTCGCCGCTATGGCTTGTTTCTGCTTCAAGGGTAGAATTATTCGCCTCTGCCTTCTTGGAAGCCTCTATGGCGGCGTTATCAATGGCATTGCCTAAATATCCCCTATCCATCAAGCTTACTTTCTGCCCCTTGGCTTCCTTCTCCGCAAGCCTTGTAGCTACCTCATGGATAGCCTTTCCCTCTTCGGTGGAGGTGTCGGCACTATCGGCAATATCTTGATAGGTTCCATTCATGCCGCTATAGGCAAATCCGTTCCGTACAGTATTAGACATTCCGGCAAGTCCGGTAGAGAATCCACCGGACAATGCTCCTCCAAGCCCGGACATTGCAACATTAGCCGCAATCCCTTTGGCGGTATTGAATTTCGCTTCCTTGTCACTCTCTCCGGCTTGCCGTCTTGCAAGATATTCCTGTACCATATCGGATTGCTTGCCCTTAATGAGGTAATCGGATGCGGTATTGGTTAATTCTGTTCCCATTTCCTCAATGGCTTCCTGTCCCATCTGTTTAAGGACATTCTTTGCAATCTCTTTCCCGGTAGTTCCTAGACCGTTTTTAGACATTTCCAAGAAATGGGATTGTGGCGCAAATTCCCAAGCCGCTTCGGCTACACCCTTTGCCAGTCCACTTAAAAGCATCTGGTCTCTTGTGATATTAGGGTTATCTACATTTTCAAGGTATTCTTGATTAGCCGCATTCCCCGCCGCAAGGGCAAGTCCTCCAGTTCCGAATAGGGTGGCGTTCGCCGCGGAGCTGGCCGCATCCAACGCAGTACCGCCGACAAAGTTTGCAATCTTTTCCCCTGTGTCCTCTACACCGTCATATTTCATGCCCAAGTTATTTCTAAGGGCACGCAAGGAACCTTCCCGCATAGCATTGCTTCTAAATGCGCCGTTCATGTTCTGGGAAGAAATCTTATCGTCAGACATGATCTGCTCTGCCGTATTTCTGATTCCCTCGAATCCGCTATCAATGTTAGATAATACATATTGCCCAGCACCAACAACAGGAGCCAGCTTCCCTACAACAGGCTTTTGAGATAGCCTATTAAGATACGCATACTCCCTCGTATTCTCGTAGGCATCCTTCACTAAGCCTTGAAAGTCAACAGGAACGCCGCCAGAAATATCCTGGCTTGTAGTTCCGTTATTAGCTTGATAGCTTTTAAGATTAGCCATAGCCTCCGGGCTTAGTGTGGTCGGTGTATTATAGGTTTTTGCCGGAGCCGTTGCAGTAGGATTCTGGACAGGCTTCTCAACATTTCCAATCGCCCCTTGCTTTTCGCTCCAGTTATAGCCGCCCCCGTTGTTTTCTACAGGGTTCATCTTTGGAAGCTTGAAGGAAAAGCCGGCGGGTTTCGTGGTGCCTTGCCCCTTACTAAGCCATCTCTCCCTATATCCAAGCGGAGAAGAATCAAAGGTACTACTCTTTTGAGCAGTAGCCTGTAGCTCTCCTTGTGGGGAAGAATTAGAAATAGGGGAAGCTGGCCTTGCCACGCTTCCCTCTGTTCTTCTTGCCCGCTCTGCAATATAGCCTTGCACAAGCTTTCGATTCTCTTCCTGTTGCTTTGTGTCAAATAAAGAGTTAAATCTTCCCATTTTCTCCCCCTTTTATCTTAATATCCTCTCTTCTCTCTTGCCTTTCTTAACTCGTTCCTTGTGATGTAGGTAAGTGGATCGTCCGGCGTAAAATCAAGATCGTAATCAACTCCATTATGAGCAAAGATATCTTGTAATGCCGTCTTTGTATTTGTTTCCGGTGTTGGTTTTGCAGTGACATTGTTTGCCCCTTTGTTAAAGAAAGGGATATATGCATCCATCAAATCATGCACGTTTCTTAATGGTTTTCCTGTCTTTCCTGTCTCTACCTTTACAGGTGCAGCCTTCACTTCCGTTTGCTTCCCTTTCCTTCCTCTTCTTCCGCCTCTGCCGCCTCCACCGGAACGACCACCACCGCCACCGGCTCCGCCTAGTGCCATCTGCGCAAGCGCTTGCTTTGTCTTTTCGATATTCAGCCGAGAAAGTTCGTTATCAAGTTCCTGTGCTTCTTTCTTCATGGCGTATTCTTTTGCCCATTGCTCCTCTGCCTTGTCTTGCTGGTATGCGCTCATATCTGCGCTTCTGTCGGCATTGTACTGCCCGGCTAAGTGATTCGTTCCGTTCCAGTAGTTGGATGTATTGGCATTATAGACATTCAAGTCATTAGCCATTTCCCCATTAAGGGCGTTGAGATAGTAATTTCTATCATTCATCCAGTCGCTTACGGTGTCTCTGTAACGGCTATAGTCGGTGTTATCCTGCCCTTGGAAAGCTTGAAGCTGGTTATACCGATTAGCCCGGTCATCCCGGTACATTTGATAAGCCTTGTCTCTAAATTCCAGTGCCCTATCATTCAATCCGCCCATGGTAGTATCATAGGCTTGCTGTCCTACTTGCTGGGCATAAGTAGAACCATAGCCGCCGGACTGCGCCTGTGCGTTCGCCATGGTATCTTGCATTGCCCGTCTTGCAGAGTCTGTGTATCTCTGGGCATACATCTTATACAGGTCGTCATTCTGAAGGTCTTTTCCGGTATAAGAGAATTTCTTTTCCCCATAGATTCCGTCCAGTAAGCTGGAAATCTGCGCTTCATACTTGGACTTAAAGGGGTCTGGTCGCTCCCCCTCTACCTTCTTTAGCTGTTCTCTCCTGGCATCCACATATTCAGATTCGCTGTAGTCTCCCGGCATGGATCCTAATCGTGCCGTATACGCCTTATATGCCTTGTCCACCTGTTCAGATGGTGTATATCCTCTTGTGGGATAGCTTACCTTCCCGCTTTCGCTGGTGCTGGTTGTTACATTCTGTGCCGGGGGATTTACAGGAGCGGGCGCTTGCTGATTTACCCCAGCCATTACATTCGCTGAAGGATTGTTATTCCCTCCGCCGTTTCTTAATTGGTTAAGCAAGCTAATATTCTGGCTCGCCGTTCCTGAATATCCAGTCATGCCCATTTGATTGGCCAGTTGCTTTCTTGCAGCATAGGAACTTCCCTGTCCCCTTTGGTTTAAATAGTCTACGATTGAATTACTTAGCGCCATCTTCTTCCCCCTTTTCCTCTACTGTCGCCATACCGGTAATTAGCTGATAGGCTGTGATAATGTTTACCATGTTTTGAATACCGCTTACGTTTACCCGGTTAAGCAGTTCCGCCGCCTTCATGAGTTCCTTTTCCCTTGTTTCCATCCTTTATCCTCCTGTATAGTTCTTGAATCATTTTTACCCTTAAGGGAATCAGTTCCGCGTAGGGAACTGTAAGATATTCCCCCTCTTGCCTCACTATGCTAGGAAGGGCGGAATCCTTGAATGCCTTGTCAAGTTCCTGGGCAATATAGCCTATCTTCTTATCCGCATTCCCTTTTAGCTGGTACTCAACAGGCCGAAGTCTCTGGAAAAGAGATAATACCTTCTCTCCGTCTATATCCTTGATTCCTTCCTTAAGCCTAATATCCGACCATGATTCCCCTTTTTCGTTAAATATTTCCGAACATCTAGCACGGTTCGCGGGGGTTTTTGCTCCGCTTCTTCCCGCCAAGGTGCAAGCGCCTTTTACATGGAGTACATCAAAGCTAAAGTTCGGAAGTGTCCCGTGAGGAACGCCGTCAGAATCTACTTCTTGATTCCAGCCATAGGTAGCATCTATCCCCCCGGACAC